GGGTATATTATAAATAGACTACTCTGACACAACAGGCAATGGGCCTGCCCTAGCAGATCACACCTTGACAGAATACGCAGCGATCATTGTAGCTATTTTCCTAGCCCAATGAGATTCGCCGTTCGCAGTGTGTGCCAATAAGGCGTTGAAAGACCAGTCGACCTGTGGAGTTGCAAGGAATGAATCGCGATTGAAGATTGATCCCATTAAAAACGACGCCGGAGCTGATTCTGACGAATAGATGTCATAATCAACAAGTGATACTGAATCTTCCACCGTTAACATGAATGATACTGTCGGTTGCATTTGAGCGCCATTATTCTGCCAGTTGTTAAAGGCTGCATTGTTGTTCTGATTTTTATTGTTGTCCCAAGGAGTGACGGTAATCCTCAGGCCATCGCATTGTGGAAAAGAGTTTGTTGTTGTTCCTCTCGTTGCGTGAACGATTTGATTACCCAGCAGATATTCAATTCTCAAATCGTCAGGATTCATATCATCAGAGACATCACAGCACTGAGCAACAGTCGGAATGCCGCCAGCCGCAAGAAGCGTTCGTGGAAGTTGAATAAAACCTGGAGCTGGTAAAAAGGTGACTGAGGATGTCCCCGCCGTTGGAGCTCTAAACCGAACATCAAAAACGACATTTCCCGGACGCCCAAGCATTGTTGTACAAGTGAGTCTCCTGCCTGAAACTCTTCCAATGGCTGAGATGTAACCACCACCAGTGTTGCCAGCGACACCATTGACATTAAGCACTCTAATTCTCTGATCGCGAAACACCGCTGAGGATGGTAGGAGTGTTTGTTCCATTCTAGCTGTATCAATAACCTGAAGATTGGCAAATTGATTCTCTGAATACTGCGACCTAGTTCCAATTGTTGTGATGAGCCTCGCGACCTCTGGATCTTGCGCCTTTTGGACAATTGCTCTGTTTCTTCTTGATCCTTCACTTCTGATTGCAGCTGCAAGCGCTTCGAGAATTGATTCGATTCCGCTTGACATAGCTTCAAAGTCATCAGTTGATAACACGACTGTAAGTGGAATAATCGGAGCTCGTATTTCATAAGGAGATCGCTGAGCAATGGGATCGAGTAACTGATAAGTTGTTCCATTTGTACGGGAAGCAATGTTGTTGTAATCGTTGACTGTTGTCTGACCATTCTGATCAATTTGTGTAGTTGGAGATAATTTGAGAATCCTTTTTTGTAGACTGACCACAGCGTTCACTGTCTCGATAAGATCCATGCTATCACGCTAGGTTGAGCAGCTATTTTGCC